CAATGCTTCAGCCGCTTCCGCCACCGCTGGGGCACGCGAAACATCGATGCCCGTACGGTCGAGGGTACGAACAAGGCCCAGCAGGAGCGCTGGCGGCGAGACTACGGAGAGAACTCGCAATTCTTCTGTGTGCGTGTCAAAGGCGAGTTCGTCGAAGCTGACGCGAACCAGCTCATTCCGCTGCAGTGGATCTCGGACGCCCGGGCTCGAGCATGGAACTGGGAAGTCGGTGACGGCTCGCTCCCAAAGCTGCGCATCTCGGTCGACGTCGCGGATGGTGGCGAGGATGAGACGGTCGTCACCGTCTCCCGCCAGTACCAATCGATGTGCGCCGTGCTCAAGCAGATCTCGTTCAGCTTCCAACCGTCGGTGGCCGTCATTGAGTCGGCCGATGCTGCCGAGCGGATGTTCCTGGAGTGGGGTGGTCGAAAGGACATCGACGACTTCGTCGTCGACTCGCTCGGCGTGGGCGCTGGTACTGCTGGCACGCTCATCAAGCGCGGGTATCGCGTGGTCCAATACAAGGGAGGAGCCGCGGCATCCAATCCTCTCAAGTGGCGCAACCGTCGTGTGCAGACCTACATCGCGACCCGCGATGCCTTCCGGGACGGTGTCATCGTCATTCACCCGGACGCCCTGCAGGACGAGCTCGCCTGGGACGAGTTCGAAGCGCAGCTCACCTCCGTGAAAACCAAACCGGGCACAGAAAAGCTGGAGGATCTCGTCACGAAAGAGGAAATGCGAAGGGACGGCCTGAAGTCCCCCGATCGTGCGGATAGCCTCGCCATGCAGCTTGCGACTGTGGCGCCAGCCATTACCGGTGCATCTGCATCGCGTGCCCAGGCCACATCCATCATTCCCTCGCGCGCCATGGAGGGCTTCGCAGGCTAGTGGCGAACCTTTTTACACGCGCATTGGCACGCTTCGCCAAGGTCGAGCCGCTCGAGACGAGCGCCAAGCAGGCCGCCAAACCCACGGATGACGTCGCGACCTACGAGCGCGCGACCATCAGCCTGGGACCCCGGTACACACCGGACCTGCTGGTTCGCAAGCAAGGCATCGGCATCTACGAAAAGATGCGGGTCGACGAGCAGGTCAAGGCGGTCATGAACTTCAAGCGCGATGCCATCACGGCGCGCGGCTGGACGTTCAAGTACGAGGATGAGTCGAGTCTATCCGAGACCGAGCGCAGCAAGCGCATCCGCATCTTTACCGAGATCCTGAACAAGATGCGCGGGGCGGTTCCCGACGCTCTGAACGTGATTGCGACGGGTCGTGATTACGGTTTCAGCATGACGGAGAAGGTTTACAGCGAGGTCACGATCGACGGCCAGATGTACATTGGCCTCAATATGCTGATGGGGCGTGATCCGTCCACCTTCGAGCCGTACACCGACGATTACGGCATCCTGCAGAAGGTCGAGCAGGTGGTGCCGGGCAAGCGCATCACCGTCGACATGTCGCGCATGATCCATTACGTGCATTCGCCAGAGTTCGACCGCTTCTACGGTCGGTCGGACTTGCGGGAAGCCTACCGGGCATGGTTCATCAAGCAGCGAGTGGGCGAGTTCTGGGCGCTGTATCTGGAGCGCATGGCGGGTGGCTTCCTTGTCCTGAACCCGAAAGAGGAAGATCCGGCGCCAGAGGGCACGGCTGCGGCGGATTCGCTGCATCAACTGCTTACCAACCTGCACGGCTCGAGCGGCATCAAGCTCATGTCCGGCTACGAGGTGCAGCTGATCCAGCCCGCCACCACGGACGCCTTCGAGAAGGCCATGGTGTTCTGGGACTTGGCCATCGCCAAAGCACTTCTTGTCCCCAACCTGCTCGGTATCTCACACACCGGCCAGACTGGCGCCTTTGCCCAATCCCAGACGCAGCTCGAGGCGTTCTTCTGGACGCTGAATGCCGACTCAGAGCGCCTGGAAGCGACGATCAACGAGCAACTGGTGCAGGATCTGGGCGACCAGAACTTCGGCGACGGCGACTATCCGTATTTCTGTTTCAAGCCCGCCAGCATCGAGCACATCAAGCGCGTGATCGATAATTGGAAGGTGCTGGTGGATGCGAAGTCGGTCATCACGTCCGAGGCGGACGAGGAACACTTCCGGAAGCTGCTCGACATGCCCAAGCGGGACGAGGACACCGAGCCGTTGGTAGATCCGCTCGCCGCCCAGCAGGAGGACCGAGCCGCGCAGGGGCAGCAGTTCGACCAGGGCATGCGGGAGCGCCAACAGGCCATGGCCGAGAAGGCTGCGAACGATGCTCGCATGGCCGAAATGAGCCGCAAGCTCGACGCCATCACGGAAACCCTTACCAGCCTGCGACCCGCCGGGGAGGTCCATCAGCATACTCGCGTGAACGGGGCTCACTCGCCCGCTGACGGGTCGCAGGCGGTACCCCATGGTCCGCTGCGCAATTGCACCCGGGCGCAGTTCGACCGGGCAGCCCAGCGTGTGGCGTTCTCGGTCATCGAGAGCCGGCAGGATCGGCTGGCCGCAGACCTCACGACACAGGTCGCGCAGTTTGTGGCGAAGGGCGCCAAGAAACTCCTGGGCAGCGACGAGGACCTCGCCAAGCTCATCGACAATGACCCGACGGACATCGCCGCGGTGGAATTCAACGGCGTCCAGAAGGGCAAGCTCAAGGACATGTACCGCCGGTCACTGTCGTCCGCGTGGACGCTGGGCGGCTCACTCGCGCGCAACGAGCTGGAGCGCGCCCGTGGTCAAAGATTGGTGCGCATGAAAGACTTGCGCGATACGGCTGCCGACTACTTCGAAGTGAACGGCTTCCGGATGGCCGGGAATGTCTCGGACGGTGTACGGGCCTTGATCCAGCAGGAACTGCAGAACAGCGTGAAATTCGGTCGCACCCCGGGTGATACCCGGCAGGTTATCTGGGACCGGCTTGTCTCGCGCGGGTTCACCTCGCGTGAGGCGGTGCTGGATGCGGAGGACGACCCTCAGGTTGCCCGCGCGCTCAAGGATTTGTGGGGCGTGAGCGAGAAGCAGACGGCCGCGTACCTCGACACCCTGAGCCGTACCAACCTGTTCGAAGCGATGAACGAGGCGCGCTACGCCGAGTTCACGGACCCCGAGCTGGGAGGATTCGTGGTGGCGCTCCAGTACAGCGCGATCCTCGATGATCGGACGACCGACATCTGCGAGGCGCTCAACAATCAGACGTGGGCGGAGGATTCGGACGTGTGGGACCAGTACCGCCCGCCGAATCATTTCAACTGCCGCAGCGTGCTCATTCCGGTGACAGAACTGGACGGCTGGGATGGACAGGAGTCGCCGCCGCCGAATGTGCAGCCGCAAGCTGGATTCGGGGGAACGCTGCAGTGAATCCCATCACTGAAGAACTGATCGCGGAAATTGTGGCCGACATGGAGCGGCAGTATCCGAACGAGCATGTGCGTACGCCCTTTCCAACAAAGGATTGGCTGCCGAGTGCATCTCCACCGCAGGCGGGGTTTGGAGGGACGTTGCAATGAAGGCGCGAGACATTGAGCGGGTCGAGAAACTTGCGGTTGAATTACACGCCATGCTGACGCTGGTTATGTGCTTGCGAAAAAGCGGTCATGTAACGTTCAAAGACGATAATCGTGGCGTGGCCGATATCCTTCTGAGCATAGATAAGGCACTCGTTAAGGGCCAGAAGTGGCTTGACGGTGATCCGTTTGCCGATCCATTCGTGGACCCTTTCGCTCCCCGCGTCATCACCCGCGTAATGGACGATGGCATCAAGACGAAGGACGGTGCAGCGTGAGCGAATACGAGTACATGTTCTGGTTGCGCATGCGAGCTGAAGCCATCGACCAATGGCTTAACGTGACGTTGCTGCCCGAAGTATGGGAGTCGCTCTCGAAGTGAACGACGCAGACGCCGCCACCGAAGTCCTCCTCTCGCAAGAGATCGAATCTCTCGCCGGCTGCATCGCGCGCGGGCAGACACCTGACACCTATCAGGACATCGTCGAGAAGGTGCGCGGCCATGCTTCGAAGCTACCGCCCGAGCGCCTGGCGTTCTGGGCGGATCAGGTGAAGACGCTAGGCATCGAGCTGTTCCCGAAGCCGCCCGAGCCGAAGCCAGAGCCGAAGAAAGTCGCACAGAAGTCTGGAGGCACCAGCACGCCATAGACCTGAAGGGCGTCGAGTTGATGGAGGCCGGTACATGGGATGCCATGACTGGGGCCATCACGATCACCGAATCCGATCTCGATGCGATTGCATCGAGCTTCACGTTGCTGGACTTGGCGGGGCGAGTGCCCCTGAAGTTCGGCCACAACGATCTGCAGCCGCTCACCGATGGTCAGCCCGCACTCGGCTGGGTGAGCATGCTCTATCGCGAGGGGAAGAAGCTCCTCGGCGACTTCACCGACATTCCCAAGGTCGTATACGACCTGATCAAAGCCGGCAGGTACAAGTACCTGTCCGTTGAATTGCTGGGCGACATCAAGGCCGGCTCACGGATCATTCCGTGGGTGCTCGATGCCGTCGCGCTTCTGGGTGCGGACCAACCCGCGATCGGCACCCTCAAAGACCTACAGTCGCTGACGATGGCACGAGGATCTGGTCTCCAGTCCAGTGTGCGCGCTGCGCTGACGCGGGCGAATCCTACCCCATCAACTGGAGGCCAAAAGCCCGCCATGGCAGATGAACCCAACAAGGACATCGCTGCGATCCTGACGCGTCTTTCCGCTCTCGAGGAAGAGAACAAGACGCTGAAGCTTTCCGCCGCGGAGTCCGAGACCAATAAGCGGCTCTTCACCGAGCTGCAGCAGAAGACCCACGGGGAGAAGGTGACCGCTCATCGCGCGTCGCTGCTCGCCCTATTCGAGACGGCAATCAAGGAGAAGAAGATTCTCCCGGCCGTTCGCGAGCGCTTCAAGCGCGCGTATCCCGTCGACAAGGACGACGTGCTCAACATCCCGCTCACGGATGTCGAGACATTCATTCGCGAGAACCCGAATCCGGATGCACCGAAGCCACACGCCGCAAGCCTCGCTGCCGGCGGTGACCAGGCTCCGGTGGATGCGCTGGCGGATACACAGGCTCTCTGCGCGGCCCGCAAGGTCATCCGCGAGAACCCTGCGGAGTTCTCGAAGATGCCCCGTTGGGAACAGCTGACGAAGGCCGGTACGGCCCTGTTCCGTGCGGACCCAGAACTCGGCCAGTCGTATCAGCGACTGCCGGAAACCGTCGGCGCACGGGAATAAGGGAGGCACACAGAACTGAATGTCAACGGAACAGAAAGTCGAACTGATGACCGTGACGGCCGCCCAGGACCTGACAGTCGCGGACTGTCTCTATCACGTAATCAGCCTGGCTGGGACCATCGTGGGCAGCACGTCGCGTGCGGCGGGCGTTCTGCGCATGGACGCGACCAGCGGCCAGCAGGCGAGCGTCGTCTATCAGGGCATCACTAAAGCCATGGTGGGCGCGACGGTCACGACACTGGGCTTCCCGCTCACGGTCACGGCCTCGGGCTGGCTCATCGCGTGTGCGAGCGGCAACTACTCGGTCGGTCGCGCGCTCACGGCAGCGGCGTCGGGAGATCTCATCCCGGTGCTCGTCAACTTCGCAGCACTCCCGGCCTGGCCCGGCGTCGCCTAAGGAGGCACTGAACCAGAATGGGAACATCAACTGGCCGCGATCTTCACATCGACACGTACCTGTCGGAGATCGCTCTCAACTATCGCCCGAGCGGCATGATCGCAGACATGATCGCGCCCATCGTGAGCGTGTCCAAAGAGACGAACGTTTACCCGGTGTTCAGCCGGAAAGAGGCGTTCAGCATCGAGGACACGACGCGAAGCAGGGCAACCGAAGCCCGGCGCATCACGCGTTCGGTTGGCTCGGCCGCCTACGCGTGCAAGAACTACGCGCTCGCCTATGACATCCCGATCGAGGATCGGGCGAACATGGACGCGGCGTTGCAGTTCGAGCTCGAAGCAGGCGCGGGCCGCTATGTGCAGGACAAACTGACGCTCGACTGGGACCGCAGGGTCCTGTCCCTCGTCGGCTCTGCGTCCAACGTAGCCACGGGCTTCCTCACCGGCTCGGCATGGAATGCGCCTGTCGATGCGAACCAGGGCGACCCGATCAGCATGATCTGGCGCGCCATGGAGCAGCAGCAGACGCTGACCGCGCAGAAGCCAAACTCCATCCTATTCGGCTGGCGCGCGTGGAACCTGTTCCGCCGCAACAGCAAGGCGCGCAACTTCGTGTTGGGCCTGAACAACGGTGGCGGCGCGGTGACGCGCGAAGCGGCACAGTCGGCCTTCGAGATCGAGCGCTTCAACGTGGCGGGCGCCTTCTACGACACCAGCAACGAAGCACAGCCGGCGGCGTTGTCGAACAACCCGCTGCACGATGCCGTGCTGATCTACTTCGCACCATCGGCACCCTCGCGGGAGACCCCGAGCTTCATGTACTCGTTCCGCTGGACGAGCCCAGAGCTGGGTACGCCGCTCGCG